TGGTATTTTGTTCTATTGCATCAGCGAGTGCGCCCTTTATAACTGAAGCAACAGAGGGAGGAGCCATGAATCTTGCATAACCCTGCGTATAAGCAAATGTCCAATTCGTTGTAAATTTCCCTGGTGCATACGAATGACTCAGCTGGACGCAATTGTATAGATTGTCGATTGTTGTTCCCGTGTTAAAATCCAAGAAATACGTCTGATATAGCTGTGCAATTGGAACTCCCATCGTCGTCATCGTTACTTGCATTGGAACAGATAATAGTGGAATCCCTCTTGAATCTTGCAGACCGTTGTTATTTGGGCCGAGCGTTGTCTTGTGATCGCCTGCTGATCTCATTATGTTAATTGCACCTTGTGTGCCATCTGTCTTTGAAGCAACGTTTGCAGTGAGAACCATCGTTCCATTTGTGCCAAGTGTGATATTTGGAACAAATCGCTTGAGATGAGCTTTGATATCTTGAGGATTATTTCCTATTGTGTCAATTTTCACAACATTAATGCCTGTGTTTGTTTTCTTTATCTCAAGTGTTACAGAATTGTCTTCGTTTCCATTCTTTGCATCTTTTTTGATTGCTGTTAGTTGTTCGTGAGCTTTGTTATTAAGAATCGTTTTCATTGCATTCTTAATTGAACCCTCATCAAATTCTCCAACTTCATAACCCTTGCCGCTGTCAACAATCTTGTCTATAAACGAATACGGATTATGCTTCGTATCGTAGATGTGAATTCGTGTTATCGTTTTTTCTTTGTTTGTCGTTGATGAATTGTAATCAGACTGAAATTTCAAAGAGCCCTTTTTCAATGTGCTGATTACACTTGAAGGTGTTGCGGCTTTTTGCGGATCATCTGATATCTTTCCAGATTCAACGTAAACCTCAATTGATGCTGGTGATAATGAACCGTACTTCTCAGACCAGGCTGCCATGCCTGTAATCCTATTCTTATCATCATTTTGTTCATCTCCGCTTGACTTCCCGTATTCGAATGGCTTGTAGAACGAATTCATTCCATAACCAATTGCTGCAGGACTTGAGAATTGTGTGTTTGCAATCAACTTAACAAACTGTTCAAGTGATAATGCGTCATTTCCCGTTGCAAAGAGTGCATCATTATATTCATAGACTAGACGTTGAACATCAATTGGAAATTCTGCTATACTAAGTCCGCTGACAGGCCCGCATCGATCATTTAAGCAATAAAAGATAACTTGCAACTCATCGCAAATTTTGACATTTGGTGCAACAAAATCAAGAAAGATTTTTCCAAATGATGAAACTGTCGTTTGTTTTGCTTCAAGTTCCAATGAAGGAATTGAAATTGGAGGAGGTGTAACTTTTGTTTTATTCTTCACTGCTGCAGCAGTTGCTGCTGCAGATTCTTTGACTATTTTTGCTCGTAATTCTGCTTTATCAGTTCCATTTTTTTTAATTTGTCTAATAAGATCGCTAATCGCATCCGACGGCTGGTCTTCACTGACAAACAAGCTGCGTCTATTATCAGTCGGAAGAAATGGATCAGTCCTGTCTGCTGACAACAGTGCTTTGAACATGTTCTTTACGTTGTTCCCAACAGCATCTTTCTTTCGTTCATAAGCTGTTTTACCAGTTTTGTCCTTTTTCAATTCTTTGAGTTTTTCACCAAATGATTTCAACTCATCACTATTTAGACCGCTTGACTTTAGGCTCTTTGAGATGTTATTTATTGCTTCGTCTGCATCTTTGATATTTCCAACATCACCTGTCGTTGCAGCTGCATCAATAATCTGTGACGTCATAACATCAGCAGAAAAACGAGAGTTTGAATATATCTTGTCTCTAAGTCTTGAAATTTCATTGATGAGTGCATTAAAATCTCTTATCGTTCCTGCAAGTGATCCATTCTCTCCGACTTTAATCTCTTGAAGAAATTTTATGCCTTTGCTTTGCAACTCAATTGATAATGATACTTGACCAGCAGCATCAAAGCTAAATTGTGCATTTGAAGGTTGCCAGCATTCTCTTACGAGCATGTTGTCATTTATGAATGCAGCATATGGATTTTCATCAGCAGACACACGCGGTGCCAACCAACCTGATGTAGTCCAGACAATTGCCTCATTGAAACCTGAACTGCCTCTGATAAATTGAGAAATTTCAGGCAGCCGAGCTTTATCATGAATTTTGAGACGAAGCGTTCCCTTCTTGTGTACAAAGGCACCTGCACCTGCATTCATTGTTTGTATTTCAAGACCTTCGATTGAAGCGAATGGCAAGAATGGCTTAACAAGACTATTTCTTATGCCTACAGGATGACCCATGTCATCCATATTTGAAAGCATTTGAGGCGCAAGAAACATTTCCATTCCTGAAAATGACTTATTGTTTACAGAATCAAATGATGATTTTTCTATTGCAGTATCATATTGATTCAGATCACTTGTTTTCTTAGAACCCAACAAAAACTGAAGAGTAGAAGGTGTAGATAAGTTGCTGTCACCGGAATCTGTCAACATCTCAAATTCAACATCGAGGTGTGGAATAATTTGAGATGCTACAATTGGTGGCATGTAGTTAAGAAAAAAATCGACTGCACCTGTTCCTCTTGTTGAAGGATTAAGGTATGGACTGCGAGTCATGAAGACAGCAATTTTTTTAGGGCTGTTCTGCGTCTTTTTTCCTGTAAGCGTAATCTCGCTAGAAGATTCCCAATACTCTTTGTCATCTAACAAAGGACCATCAGGTCCCATTGCTCGAAAATAGCTTCTAATCTCCTTTTTTTCAGATTCAATTGATTTTTTGAAATATTCATCAACTCGTGTCTTGATGCCTTCATATGACATAAAGACACCAGATGTCGTGAGCAGACTTTCCATCAAAATCTGAATAATTGTTTTCTTATCTGTCTCGCCTGGATTTGATGACTTGTTGCCTCCGCCAATTCCTTGAGGGCTCATGTAAGAATAAAACGATTCTATTGTATCGTAATCTGCCATGACATGCTACCCGATAAGACGTAAGACGTCACCTAATTTGAAGATGTTAAGAACAGTTCCAGGTGGACATTGCATGCCCCAACCAATTTTACTACATGCTGCAAGTATCCACCAGTATTTTGCATCTCCGTACACTGCTCCTGCTAGTGCATCTAGTCGGTCGTCGCCTGTCATGATAATTTGATTAACAGGTATGAGATTCTTTGATTTGATTGCGGCACGTATTATTGTAATAGCAGAAGCAGTTCCAAGCTGTTCTCCTAAATTTATACGAGAGTCTATTCTATAACGACTGATTGGCATTACTTGTTTCCTTGTTCATCAGTGAACCCATCAGACATGTCATAAGAAGCAAGAGGACCGATAGGATACACTGGAGCACGATTCGAACCAAGATGATCAAGACCTGGTGTGACATCGTGGATTGGCGAGAACGCAATAGTAACTTTGCACATTTTAGGAGCTCGGCGACCATGGGCAGGTGTTGGTGTACTTATTCCATGACCTATTTCCCACGTTGTTTTGTCATACCAATCAAATTCCATTGATTCAATGAATCCTGCTAAGCCTTTTCCGCCGACAGATCTAAAAGATTTTGCAATAGCATTGCCCGTCTTTGGATCCATGAATTTCTCTGCAGCAGAAGTGTAATCAGTTGATGTTCCTTTTGGAAATGATTTCTTTTGTGTAGAAAAAGTCATATTTAAGCTCGGGCCATCTATTAAGAATGTCTTGCCGATAATATGCTTTTTCTTATCTGCACCATTATACTGTTCAATTTCTGCACGTGAAGGTTGCATTGGCATTCCTAGAAGATCAGTTCCTGTTGCTTCAATAACTTTACAAATCACACCAGGATTATCATCTGGGCCCGGGCCCATATATTCAAGAACTAATCCATTTGGCAAACTAAGGTTAGGATCGATTTCATCATTTGGTGATGAATCTGTTCCTATTGATACTCCTGATGAAGAAGCAGCATATATTGGTCCTAGCGGCGAGCTAGTCGTGAAAGTATTGCCGCTCTTTTGTGCCTTGTTCAAAATATCACCAGTTAGTGATTCATTTGCCAAATTAATAGATTGGAACGCAAGTTGTTTACCATCAAATTTTGTACCCTTGTAAGTGTAACCAAACAGACGAGCAAGATTGAATCTTGAGAAATTTGATTTGATAAGATCACCTATTCTTAACCTCACAAGCGGTGATGCTTGCATTGTCTGACTAAACGGTGCTTGTAGTATGTACTTTCCAGTAGGATCATTTAACTGTCTGCCCTCTGAAAATTGAGGATACATCAGTGTTGTCAACTTATTAATCTTTAACCACATTGAATCAAAGTCCTTTGGACTCGTTGCAACGATATAGAAAGAAAATCCAACTCGACGTTGTGTACCCTTGTATGTTTTTATTGGTTCGACGCGTCCGAATGCATCAGTTGAATCATATGATGCAGTTAATCCATCTGATAATGACGCAAGAAATGCATGAAAGCTTACAATTTCATTTGTGCGAACATCATGAAAATAGAACGGAACATATTCTGCCTCTAGTGAATCCTCAAATTTTTCTCTTACTTCTGTAGTAATTCTAGAAGATTCATCTGAAACAGCTTGATATATTCCGCCATTACGAATTCCTGAATCATTAGAGACAGGGGCTGTAGGAAGCAATGAAGGTGGTGCAAATGACTTCTTGTCAGCAGAAAATGCAGCAACCAAATTTTGTGGAATAACAAAGAGATCTGGTGCTCTATGTGCAGTCCAGGCTAATGTCAGCGGGCTGACACCTTTAAATGCGCGATCATTTTCTGTAACTGAAAGTCTAGACTTTGATGCTGCATCTGAATTGTGATTATTGTCTATTCTTGATTTGAATCGTTTTCCTGCGCCTGATGAATCTGTATCTTCTCTTAATTCTGGTGCTACAGTCAGATACTCGATGATAAGCCGATCGCCAAGCTGTGAGAAGACATTTAATGCACGAATAAATTGAGAATTACGAAATACATCAATGATTCCAAGCAATGCCTTTATGCCCGCCACAAGACCGGAAGAAAAAGCATTACCGAGTGCAGAAAAAGCATCACCAATCTTCAAGAATGATCTATTGATCGATCTTGCCATTACAGCATAATAACCAGGGCTTTGTGCAGAATTTATTGCAGCATCAGCAACAGCACCAGGCATTGAACCTAGTGTCACAATGTCACCGTAACTACCAAAAAATGCAAGGGCACCAGTAGGAAGAGCTTTAAGTAAATCTGTCTTTGTTGAAGTCATTCCTATCATTCGCCAAAAATTGAACTTTCCAGATAGAATTGCAGATAAAATTCCTGTAACAGATGTGTAGTCACCAGAATTTGCGTCTATAGATGCTGCGCCGTATGGTTTTCGCCCTAAGTTATCTTTGTATTTTGTTTTACCGCCACCACCGCCGCCCAAAAGTGCAAACAAAGCTACAAGAGAAACAATTACAAGTGCAAGTGCAAGGACAAGTGCAACAGCAAGAAGTTGCATACCGAAATTAGTGATTCCTGAGAACTGATCAAGTGAATTGTTCATCGTTCCCCATGACAAACCTGCAGGATCGATTAGTTGACCATCTTCAATTGGTGTAGAAGAAAGATTTTCCAATGCATCCTTTGCTGTAAGGAGAATATTGTCTACACGTTCAAGTCCCATTTGACTCCAACCGGGCAATAGTGCACCTGCTTCAGAATTACCAGAATTGGGATTATTTCCTCTGTCTCTTGAACCAAGCTCAAGACCTGCACGAATTGATAATGAAGTGCCCAATTGTGCCAATTGACCAAATGACAAAGCTCGAGAATCATCTGTTGCTTCACTTATGCCAGACTTATAAGCTGAATGAAATTGTGCAGAGTTTAGAGTTGAATTCTCTAAATATGTGTTGTCTACGTTGAATCTATTGTTGGCAAGAATTGCACTATATCTATTTGATGCATTTACTGCTGCTTCATCAGTACGAAGCAGATTATTGCCGTCCTCTGTCAGCGGATCGTATTTAATCGTTCGCTGATCACCAGGTTGTGAATTAACAAATCCACCAGTTTCATCTGGTTGTGCTGAATCAATTGCAATTGTATTTGTTAAACGAGCTTCGTCGTTCAAGTTTAAAACGACAGGTGGTGTCAGTGGATAGTTTTGAACAGGATATTTATTTGGCCCTGCTTTTCCTGATGAATTTGTCTGTCCTAACGTTGTCTTACTGAGATATGATCCCAACGTCGCCTTAGTTGAATTTGTCAGGTCCCTTTGTTTTCCATCGGGCCCTGTAAGGTCAACATTGATTTGACCGCCAGACCATTGTATAGCAGGACCATTTCCTGCCTCAGGAAGGCCAGAATCATAAGTTAAAAGATTCCCATTTGCATCTGGGAATCCGCCAGTTCCTGTGTCGAGAGCAGGTCCGGATGTTGGGGGATTTGGTGAAGATTCGCCGTTTGCCATCGTGTCGCCTAGGAATTGATACTACCGCTAGTAATTAGCTCTTTCTCAATTTCCAGGAATGCTTTCTTTAGCGCATCAGGGTCCTTTTGAATTGCAGTCGTTAGAGGTGAAAGAAGATTATTGAAGATGTTCATGTAAAAATGTTCAGTGTAAGCTTTAATAGCACGTCGTTCTTCATCTGATGCAGCCTTTGATAACACTGTCTTAAAGATATCATTTTCATGCAATAGTTTGAGATGATCATCACGAGTTGTCATGTTTAACCTTGCTGAATCATACTATGTCTTGATGATTACGGCGTTGCACCACCGGTATCAACACCGGTATTTGGACCCTGAGACTTTATCAAGGCATTTGCTGTGAGAGGATTTCCTTCTCCAGATGAATTTCTTATTGCAAAGTTAATACGATCTCGTATGATTGACTCGTGTCTGCCAATAATGACCTGTTCTACTTTATCGACGTCCATTACAACTTTAAGTTCGACGTTTATTATGACGTCTTTGCTCTGAACAGAATACACACCATGAGAACCTAGACTAAGTTTACCTGCAACTTCTTTGAGTCTTGCTTCCATTTTTATCTTTGGAAGCGATGCGAGTGAATTATCCATCTTTTGTATGTCTGCTACCATTGCTGTAATGCCATTTAGTGCATCACCAATTCCAATTGTACCTGACTTATTTATAATTCCCATTGATTCTGATATGCGCGCCATTGATTTGGATAATCTTCCAAATTGATCTGCAAGATTTGAAAGTCCAGCTGATGCTGAATTTATATTTTTGATATTGGAGATTTTTCCGCCGACAACAGAAAGCGAATTCACTATGTCATCAATGCTATAAACGCCTCCAAAACTTGTACCTGCAAGTGCACTCATAATGAAGCGCATATCTGCATAAGCACCATCAAGAAAAGCCATACCTTTTCCTCTTTCACCTGATGGTAGCTTCTCAAATACATTGCTTATTTCTGAAACTTTTCCAATCGTATTAAGAATTGTTCCTATCATCTCGACTTGTGCGCCGAAGGCTGCGCCTGTTGGGACTGATTTTGTAATACTAATCATCGAAGCAATAAGCTCTGGTAGACTAGTTTTCATTCCATTAAGAATGTCGACAATTGTTGGTATTGCACCCGTTATATTTACAACAGACATGTCTCCTGCTTTGATATCAATTTTAGGAGCATTGCTTAGTGAAGCTGAAATTCCACCTGTCAGACTAGAAATCGATTTTATTATATCAATGACAAGACCAACTGCCTTGAATTGGGCGGGAGAAAACTTTGCAACATGGCTAGATATCACAATAATTTTGGCAATGAGTTTTGGAAGTGTAGCTGTCATTGAATCAATGACTGAAGTCATGTAAATCATCATTGATTTAATACCTTCAGAATCAACCGATGTCGTTTTTGTATTGCCCCCTTCACTATTTGCTGTTTCAACTGTCTTCTGAAATAATCCTATGTTCGGCGTTATCGAAGTTAATAGACCAGATATTGCACTAATCACAGAAGATATCATTTGACCTGATGCCTCGACGCCAGACATGCCTGACATTGACTTAGCAGCATTACTAATAACATCAATGAGTGGGATTAATCCCTTGATAGCTGATGAGATGTAAAGCGTGGCATTTTTTGTTGCCACTTCAATCATCTTTTGGTCAGTTTCCTTAGATTGATACCAGTGTGTGGATTGTGCCTGCAGATTAGATGCAGCCTTTCCCGTTATCTCCATGAGCGAACCCACAGAAGTTATGACGGTGGCAAATGCCCTTGCAAATTCGATCTTCTCAGGAGTAATGTCCTTAAGTCCATCAATAATTGTTACGATAACGCCCTTGATACCGCCTTTGCCGTTTTGTCCGTCGATCAGCGTCTTAATCATGAACGAGACACTATTGATTTTTTCAATCTTTGACTCGTTGCTCTCAAATGTGCCAAAGTCCATTGCTTTTAGAATACCGGATATTTGAGACATCATGAAAGAGACGCCACCAATAAGAACAAAAAAACCCTCAGACTTTTGCTTAAGTCCAGCGGGATCTCCCTTAATTTCATTCATTGCCTTCATTATTTCAACAACGCCCTTGCCCATAGCTGTGATGACAAGACCCATGACGATTAGTCCACCTGTGATGACAATGAGGCCTGCACCGAGTGACGCGCTGATGCCTGCACCAATGAGAGCAGCCTCTGCGACAATCACACCGACTTTCATCATTACGTTAGATATTGATGACAAAGCATCAACACCTGCTTTAAGCTTTGATGTATCTGCGCCGGCGCTAACACGTTTAATTACTTCAACTACACCAACAAGACCTAAAATAACAAGTGCGACTATTCCCATTCCTGTAAGTGCTTCTTTGAACGGTATTTTCCCTGCTATTGCGAGCGGCTTTGTAAGAAGTGCTGCAACACCAACAAATGCTGCGACTTCTGCAAAGACAATGGCGGCGAGCGCGAGATCGGCGACTTTTTCACCCTTTATAATTTTGAGTGCAAGCCAAAATGCAGTAAGACCAATGGCCATTACAGCAGCTATGCCAACAAGAAAAGTAATCAGACCGGACCAATTTACTTTTGTGTCGCCTGCTTTCTTTAACTGATCAGGATTAGCTGTTGCTTCTTTGATAGCATTCATTCCTTCGCTGGCGCCGCCTTTTCCTGAAGATTTTTCAGCTGCTGAACTTAGAGCATTAGTTATTGATTTACCAATCGTTTCTTTTCCAGAATCTTCCATTCCCTTGCCGAGCATCATCATGATCGCCTTGCCAGTTCCCTTCAAAACAAGATTAAGGCCGGCACCGAGGAGCGCTGATACTAATGCAGGACCAAAGAAAACAACGAATGCACCTGCTAAAATTGCGTTACCTGTGTTAGTATGAAGCAAACCATTTGCAAGTGTCTCTAGTATTGTTAAGGCCAAATCTTTTAATGCAGGAACCAATTTTTCCTTCAATGCATTAAAAGCACCTTCAAGTGGCTTCATGAGTGCATTCATGAGACCTGTTCCTACTCCGCTTGTGTTTGGAAGTTTTGGATTCTTAATCCACTCTGTTATTGATGTTATTGCATCGGCAATTTTTGGAATTGCCCATTCACCAATCTTTCCTATGATCTTAACGATTGCTAAACCAAATGTCTTGAATCCATCAAGTAGATTTTTGCCACTAGATTTGCTGTCATCAAAGAAGTCAAAAAATGATTTCTTGATGCCGTCCATGAAGTCTTCAAACTTTCCCGAACCATTTTTGCCAAATACGTCAAATGACTTGAGAACGCCATTAAATAGTTTACTAAAGTGCGCAGGATTAAAAAGATCACCAAGTGATGTGAAAATTTTGTTTACACCAGGAAACAGAGTAACAAGCTTTTTTCCAAGAGTAACGCCAGATATTGTTGCTTCACGAAATACAATATTGATATTTTTCATCAATGCAATAAATGGACCAGTTGACATTATTCCTTTTGTTATGCCATCAATGAATTTATCAAAGATGCCGCCGCCTGATTTTGGAGCTTCCTGAACCATACGTTCAATTGATGATGAAAGTTCATGCATTGCATCAGCTTGTGTCAATGTCTTCTTCTCGTTGACACCAGCCTGTTTGCTGATTTTATCAAGAGAAACACCCATATTCTTACTGGCGAATGCAGCATCAAGCGTAGAATCTTCAAGGCCTGTATTCTGTTTTATCAACATCCTTTCCTGGAAGGTAAGGTGTGCCATGTCTTTGCCGGTTTTTGCAAATTCTTTTCGAAGAATTTCCAATTTTTCTGCAGGATTTTGGGCAGACATAATCTTTGTTGCATCAATGTTTGTTCCAAATGTTTCATTCAATTTTGACATGCTCTCTGCTGCCTGATCGAATGTAGACGTTGCGTCCATTACGCCTGTAAGCTTGTCGATTGATATACCTAATTTATTTGCATATGTCGCTGCAATTGACATTTCCTTCGATGACAAGTGACCAAAGTGTGACAGATCTTGCAATGCTTTGCCCATGTCACGAGAGATTACCTTCGCGTCCAATCCAAATGCTTTTGCCATACCCTGCGCTTGTTTTGTCGTATCATTGAGAACCTTTGACATGGGCACACCCATTCGCATTGCAGCGTTTCCAACAGATTGCATCTGTTCACCAGATAGACCTAGTCCCTTTTGATATGCAAGCAGCGCGCCTCCGTTGTCCCTGAATTCATCAGCATTCTTTTCAAACTGCGGGCCCATCTCAGTTGCTAGCTTAAGCACCGCCTCCATTTTTTGTGCAACATTTCCAAACACTCTAAATGTGTTAAGTCCTGTATCTGAGAAACCTTTCATACTCTTTGCTGTCGTGAGAATTGCAGATGAAGATACAGATTTAAACGAGCCAAACTCCTTTCTTATATTTTCTAGTGCCTGTTGCAACTCTGTGCCACCAGAATTTTCTGCCATCTTGAAGAGACCATCCATTAACTTGAATGGAATGCTTAATATAGATTTTGCAACAGAAAAAGCCCCGTCTGCAATTCCCGTAAAAACACCATAAATCGATGTCGATGCTGCAACTAAGTTCTTGAATCCCTGATGAAGACCGGTCAGTGCAGCAGTGCCTATTATAACTGCCTTTGACCAGCCGCCTTGCAAAAATGTTGCCAGCTTCTTAAAAGCCCCAAGCATCCCTGTATTAACTTGTACGATCTCCTTTGATGATTTTGCATATGCTCTGAGCTTATCAGGCGCAAAAGCAGTAGACGTGTCACATTGTGACATCTTTTCCATTGTTGCTGACATTTCAGACATGGCATCTCTTAGCTGTGATACGATGTCTAGTTGACGCTGAAAAGATTGTGCTGCTGCATCTGCTGCAAACTTTGCAGCCTGCATTGCTTTTGCGAGCTCTTCTGCTTTCTTTGGATCGACAGATCCTTTATCGTCTACTGTTGCCATGTTTTATACTCAGATTGAAATCAAAGCGGCCATCTCACACCCAAGATACGTTCGAATTCTGCTGCAGACATCTGCTTTATGTGAAGCTTATCGACAACGCTCTGAACAGAAGCACCAGGATGCTGCAATTCATCCTGAAAACGCCTAGATGCAAGTAGAGCATTTGTGACAGCACGGATTTCATCTTCATTGCCGCGTATCTTTGTACTCACAGCCTTGCCAACGAACCATGCACCCAGTGCAGCAATTAACATCTTGCCAGTGAGATTTAAGTAGCCACCTTCAACTAAAGTATCTTTGTTTTCATTCTTCATGTTTCACCTGGGCAATGTAAATAAGGCATGACAATGAAAGTTGACTATCTTATGTGAATCTTCTTAGCCTTGAAGGAGATTGTTCTCTTGCCTTGCCTTGCATTGAACGAACTTCAGGAGAGTTTTGATGCAGCGCGCGTGACTGTGTCTCTCCTGATTCAGAAGTCTGTTTCAGCTCTTTATTCAGCCGCTCAATGAACCAGCGCTTATATGCAACTGGTAGCAACTGAACTTCTGACCATGTGAAACCAGCATAATAGATTAACGAAAATGCTGGTTCTAATATAAGATTTGCCCTATCTTCTGGCACTAGGCCAAAGAAACGTCGGCCCAAGGGGCATATCAACTTCCTCGATATGACCACAGGCAGTGCATTCTGATTCTTGTCTCATCGTGATGCCGGGTTCATTTTCGCGAATGTAATTACGTAATGCCAAAGAATCCTGTGCAGGAATTGCTTTCGAAAATGCAGCTATCTTTGCTCTGTCATCTATTCCATCGATTGATACGATTGAATAGAGAAGTGTAGTTGAAATTGCAGAATCAATTGTCATGCCGAGCTTCTTTTGCTTCTGTTGCATGCTCATGATATCTTCCTCATCTCGACCGGTCATGAACTTGAACTTTACAGTCTTGCCAGTCCGCGGAAGCTTGAACTCAAATAGATTTGTTCCGGGTGTGACAGGGTCAATCTCTAGTCGCTTGATTGGAAGCGTACCAAGATTAAATGAATGAGCTGACTTTACTTCGCATTCAGGACACTGAATGTCAGCATCATAGTCAGGACCATAGCCTGTAACTCGGATTGCAACCATGAGAGCATTTCTGTCACCACTAAGAAGCTCATTTGGATTAATCGTCTTGTCCATGAGACATGACTTGATCAGCTCTGATAAGACAGTGCCCTTCTTGAGGAGCGCAGATGATGTTAGGATGTCTTCCTCACGAGCAGTCATTGCCTTGATGTCGACAGAATCACATCCGTGAAAAGATGAACCAACAGGATATGTCTTGCCTGATGATGGCAATGGAACAACTTCAGACGGAATATCAATTCCAAAGTCTGACTTCATCTGTGTCGCGGCAGTTGTTCGAGGAATCCTTGGATCATTTCCTGCATCCGCCGAATTTGCCTGCCTGAATACTGCGTTCTTCTCTCTTTCGTCTGACATAATGTACGATTCTCCTGCACTGAATGTAATCTTCTGTGTGTGATTCGTAAATAGAATAGTTCTCAGAAAAACAACCAAAAATCAGCAGATGGAAACTGTATGTTAATTCTGCTGATTTATCTGAGATCAAACGACGATCACGGCACAACAAACCAATCAACTTGTGACACATTGATGGAGCCCAATCCAATGCATTCCTCTTCTTCTACATAGTCATTAAGATACATCAGCTTGTAGAGACCGCCAGGACCTGTAATAAAGTCGTTTGCTGAGGTTTTTGCTGTGAGTACAACAGCAAATATACCAGAATGAGAGTTTTCACGAGCAAAATTCTTGGCTACAGAATAATCAAAAGACCAAGAAGAAGCAGGTTTATTAATGCTAGGAGTATAAGTGAATTGACCGGTACGTGTATCTCTGTAATCTGGGTGTTCCTTGCGACCCATCTTCAGTGCGGTGCGCAACCAGCTCTCTTGCACGCCCATTCCTCTGTATACTTTGGGTTCACTAGGACGTTTAAAGATTTTTGAATACTTTCCCGTGTCAAGAAAACCACGAATAATTTCAACATCATCATGTGTAAGCAGCGACCCGTGACGCGTGGAATCTGCAAAATTGTTAGCAATGCGCATGCCCAGTGAATGTTCAATTTCTGTATCTGGCTCTCTCGGCGGAGCGTCAGATCTGTCAAGTGCAAATGCTATTTGACCCAATGGATCATCTGGGTCTGCCTCTGCTGCATCGTCGAGTTGTGATTTAGTTGGAGGGTTCATGAGTTGTCACCTGAAGTATTTAGAACTAAATATGCTGTCATTACTCCATTACTCCCAGCGAATTTCAGTAACCTTTATCTTACCAAATCCGACACACTCATTCTCATTTTTATATTCATCGATGAAATTGAGCTTATAAAGACCATCAGGACCTGAAATAAATTCGTTTCCTTCGACTTGAGCAGTGAGGACTACACCATAGTGCCATCCCTCAGCTTGTGATCCGTGACCAAATTGATATGCAAGATGATCATTAGAAGTCCATGAAGTTGCTGGTGAATTTGACCGCGGTATGAATGTAAAAGAACCGGCTTTAAAACCATGTTCTCCAATCCGATCACGCGGACCAAGGCTAAGTGCTTTCTTTAACCATGCCTCTGTAACTCCCATACCTCTATACAGCGTCGTGATATTAGGTGGAGGTCTCTTGAATATTTTTGTATATTTCTTGTCTCGAAGAAATCCAAGAATAAGATTCACATCGCCTTGTGTGAATCTCTTTTTTCCTGATGCTGCAAAATGATTTGCAATATGACTTTCAATCTCGTCCTCACGCTTCGTATTCTTTTCTAGCGGGACATCATCTGATCTGTCGTATGCAAATGCAATTTGTCCAAATACATCATCAGGATCTGCCTCTGCTGCGTCGTCAAGCTGTGATTTTGTCGGAAGACGAGGTCTCATAAAGAATAAATATCAACTCATATCATTTATCAGTGTGCAGTGCGTTTTTGCTTGTTTGGCATATATGCCTTCCTTGTCGAATTCCACTTTCTCTTTTCCCCATCGGCAGATGCACTCAAACGGTTCGAGGCTCGAGGGGCATGCCTTTTCGAACTCCCAATACGCTGGGAGTCGTCGAGAGGGTCATCACCGCCAATACCGTATTCATCAACGAGAGCAGGAAGTGACTTGAGAGATTTTTCAAACGTGAGTCCTTCTTTATGAATGATATAAAGCTGAGTCATAATACGACTCAAGGCTGTACTCCCGCCAATCGTTGCCTCTGCTTCTTCGAAATTAACTAGAAGTTTAGTGACAGATTTAAAGACATGTCTAAACTCGTCAAGAGTCGTTGTACAGCCGAGCTTCTCCAAAGCAACGTCGATGTCGGAATCGTCGTGTCGTTTCACTTCTTCACTAATAATTTGACGTAGCTGTGTTTCTGTTAAACGCATAGATGTAAGTATGCTGATTATTTCATTTCTATCGTGTAAAGACGATTTCCGCAACCCCAAATCATTGATACACCTGCAGCTTTTGCAACATCTGATTGTGTGAGGCCCTTTGATGCATCTGCTCGATACTTGAATCTATTAAATCGATTCTTGAAATCTGTCCACCAGAATCGAGGAGCGCTTGTTGTTCCTGACTGTGTCCAGCCGGCGAGGCGATATCCTGTTCCGCTTCCTACTCGAGAATCAACATATGTCATCAGGCCTGACTTATTTGCATCAACAGCATACTTCACAGCAGCAGTAGTCAACTTGCCGAGCCAACCTCGAACTGAATGTCCCGCTGCAGTACAACATCTACCAACTTCAAGTTTGTCAATATACTTTCGATGAAATGGTCTACGAAGAGACATTGCTGCAAGAACAGTACCTGACGTCTTGTCTTTTAGACCAAATGTCACAGTGCTTGGTGTCGAACCCTCTAAGTGATTCTCATCAAAAAAGAGAGTTGATTCCTTTTTTGTAAGCATGACAAGATCAAGTTTTCTTGCATCTGTGACAAATAACGGAAGACCGAGACGATGTCGAATCATGCTTTCGATTATTTTGCGTGATTCCTGCCATTCATCTTCATATATTGAGAACAGCGAAATGCCTGCTGCTTCACATGCCTTTGACTTTGCATCATGATACTTGTGATCTGAGATTACAGCGGAAGAATGCCAATACAGTCCATTATATTCAATAGCGAATTTTCTGGTTGGAACATATACATCGAGTTCCTTTGGAGCTATCAGCGTTCTGTCTGATAATGTAGCATCAGGCACGAGACTCTTTACGAAATCAAAAACTTCGAGTTGGCCCTTTGATTCCTTGGGTGCACATGCGAAGCATATTGGACTATTTTCAGCCATCATAATATTCTTGAATTGATGATCTCCGCATTTCAAACATATCAATTCAAACTTTTGATATTTATTTTTGTATGAAATTGAATCGTCTGCCAATTTAAATTTTTGTGTTTCTTCTATTCTACGTTTTGCTTCATCTAGAGTTAGTCTCTTTGCAGATGATTCTGGGTGCAGAACATAATTTTTCTTAATTGATGCAGAGCTTGCTGCTAATCTCTTGTCATCAAATTTTGTGCGACCCTTATTCCACGGGATAATAGCCCCCGATGAATACATACCGCGCTTTGTTGCTGACATTTTTTCTGCAGCGTTTGCTGCTTTTTCAGGATCAGATGTTCGCCAATCTATTATTGATCCTGATTCATATCCCTTTCTAAGAGAATTTGATATTGCCAAAGATTGTCGAGCTACCCTTTCATCTGATTCTGCAGTAAGCCCTGTATTCCATGTCGTGTACTTGCCAGAAGAATATCCTTTGGCCCTTTTATTTGCAAACTCGCGCTGACGTTCTGGCTGGAGATAAACAGAATCTACGCGTGCATTATGTCCTCGCGAATATTTCGACGGATAACCCTTCTTCCAACCGTACCACTTTAAAGGTGATGCACAATCATGCATGCATGCACACGTTGGTTTAATACCTGCGAGTACGATGTCGACATAATGTGACTCATGATCGCTTATATTGTGGATTTTTGTGATGTGATCAAAGAACTTTGATTCTTGGCCGAAATCAGACGAACACATTGAACAACAGATACGAGCATAAGACATGAGATTATCATATCATATTAAGTGAAGTTGTATAATTCAGTATGAAGAGTCATTGAGATAACACCACGAAAATCCGCCTGATTTATGTCGAATTCCTCGACAAACGCCAGAAATGTTTGTTGCACCGGTAGCTTCATGTGCAGCTTTAACAGAAGGAAACGTTGATAAAACATTGCCAGTCAAAAGATCAATTTGATTGACTGCTCTGTCAAGAGGATTGTTTGTCGACAGACGCTTCTTCATTTTCTCTATAGCTTCATCAGACCATCGACCTCGTGCTTGATCACGTGTATCAAGATATCTCCATACAAATCCTCCGGCGAGGCTGATCTTCCCAGAAGCACACATACCGACATTTGATGATCCTGTCAATGTCTCAGCTTCACCAATCGACTGGAATATTGCGAGAATATTCTCGGTGCTTGGATCGACTTGACAAACCTGACGATTAAGTTTCGCCTTGAACGAATCTGACATTGGCACACCCTTCTTCAACTTACTGATGATACACTTCGTCTCCTCAGTGTGCTTGAATCCCAAGGTGCCCTCGCCGCCTTTAGTCATGTTGTAACCGTTCATACCACATGTGTTCAAATCTGTAATGAAATCGATCTCTTTCTCTCGAATCTCTTTCAGCGAACAGCATTTCGCTAATACAGACACAGTAAACGATGCTGGTCCATATTTTCTGATCGCTGCGTGAAAAGCATACGGGCTATTCTTTACGAGAGAATCGTATAGATGCCCTTTGATCCTCTTTGTCAAAGAGGATCTCGTTTTTCCGACGTACTTCTTGCCGTTGACAGTATTTGTCACGCAGTAGACGATCATCTTTGTGCGGGCATCGGAATGAAGATCGATGTTGTCCATGGCTGTTAATGATCGATGACAGTTAGAACTGAATGCGTTTTTACTCTACTTAAAGTTAAGCGTTTGATGTTCCTGCTTTTCGTGTATGTAGTCACAGGCAGGACATTTAAACTTAACGGGATCCATGATGATATACCACAGATCCCGTTTATCGTATTGCAATTTTGTATTATCGTATGCTTATATTAACACAAAATAAAAAGACGAACAATAACAACTAGAATTGTAACACACAGTTATCAAAGCGAAGACTCAGTGTGATTTCTTGTGCGACATGTTCCTCGTAAGAAAGCTCACCGAAGTTTGCCTCAAGAATGAATGCACCTTTTACATCCCATAATTCCACCACAGTACCAACTGGATCTGTCATTTTAAGCTGAATATCGCGCTTATAGAAATCTGCATATCCACTGCGGCCTGAAACAGACTCGAAGTGTGTTCGAATCCATTCCATAACCTGTTGAGCACCGCTTGGTGCAATAGGATCATGAAGTGTCACAGCCATCGGGCTGAACGTGGTTTTTCCTGCAATATATCTGTGTGAGTTGATGAATGGAATTGCAATTTCCTCAGTTGTAATCTGCGGTCGTGCGGCTGTCTTTATGATATAGGCATCGATGCCTTCGATCATAAGCACCCACCTATTTTTTCTTTTTGGTTCGAACTTATTCGGAATCATTGATGAAACGTCGAGTGTCTCTGCGGCCATGTGTTTCTCCTTGTTAGGGTCATGTTTAATTATGCCATTCATTTTTTTTTAATCAATTTTGTTGCAGAAGTATAGTATAGAGCTAAAGGAAAGAACAGATGGGTGCAGTAAAAGGAATGAAGTTGATTGTGCATGAATGCCCAAAGTGTGGAGAATTCCGGAGCAAACGCATTACCTCATTTGAGAAGCATTTGTTTGATTCTCACAAAATAGTTGCAAAAGAATTGTGGGCCGAACAACATGGAGGTGGAAAGTGCCGCTGTGGATGTGGAAAAGATGCAGCATGGAGAGGTTGGGGTAAAGGTTTTACAGAGTTTGTAAAGGGTCATAATGCGAACATTTACTCTGCATATTCACAGGAAGAAGCTGAAGTGTTAATAACAGCGAGGAAAGCATCAATGCGAGGAAAACCTTCGTGGTGTAAGAACCTCACAAAGGACACAGATGAACGAGTTGCAAAAAGAGGATTATTAACATCAGCAGGTCGAAAAGCAGCATTTGATGAAGGACGAATTGAAGCATGGAACAAGGGTCACACAAAGCACGATGATTCAAGGATTGCAAAAGAAGCAAATGTTTTGAAAGCAAAGTACGCCTCAGGTGAATTAACTCCCTGGGCAAAGGGTTTGACAAAGAACACAGATCAGAGGGTTGCTAGGATGGCAGCATCAGTTTCTCTTGTACTTCAGCAAAAGGAAATTAGAAACCGTTTGGATTCAATGAAACGTCTAGACCTCGAAGAGGTAAGAACACGTGTTGAAGAGACGGGACTATTTCAGTTGGTCGACGGCCTTGATGACTATAAGAATCGTTCAGCGAAGGTTATCGTTGTTAAGTGCAAAACTTGTGGAGAAATTATTACCGGTTCAATTAATTCATTGTGGCACGGCAAGTGTTTCAAGTGTTCTCCTGGTGGTAGCACAGCACAAGAAATGATCGCTATTTGGCTCGAATCAATCGGTTGCAAAGTCAACAGAAATGACAGACAAGAATTGTCTGGTCAAGAACTTGATATTTACATTCCTGCTGCAAAGTTCGCTATTGAGTACAATGGCTTGTATTGGCACAGTCATATAAATAAGACACCTCAATACCACGAAAATAAGACAAAGTTGGCTCGTTCTCGCGGCGTCTCGCTTTTTCACGTATTTGAAGATGAATGGCGCAATAAACGGCAAATTATTGAATCAATAGCAAAACGTAAGCTTG